TAATGCGACAATAGATGCGTCAAACCAAATTGTATTGGGGGGACTGCCAGGCGGTGGTTCTTATCCTAGTGTAAAAATTCCAGGTTCCTATGTTGGCATAGGAGGTGTTTATAATCCTGGCGGAATATACGCATTAGATATTAGCGGAAATGTAAATGCTACATCATATAATAGTACATCAGATTATAGAATTAAAGAAAATGTCACCCAATTAGATGGTAAATTTATAGTAGACAATTTAAATCCAGTAACATATTTGAATAAGAAATCGGACAAACAAGACATAGGTTTAATAGCCCATGAGCTCCAAGAAATATACCCAGAATTAGTAAATGGAGAGAAAGATGGAGAAGAATTCCAAAGCGTCAATTACTTAGGATTAATACCAATATTAATTAAAGAAATCCAAGAATTGAAAAAAGAAATTAAATTGGTAAAAACAGAACTAAATGAACTTAAAAACAAATAAAATTGATTTAAATAAATAAATAATAAATAACTGTAAATTATTATTTATTATGAAGCCAACTCTATACAACGTTTTATCTTTAAGAAATTCACATTCTCGTGATTCTGACATTCAATTCTTTGAAGAAGGACACAAATATGTTATTCTTTCTGAACCTGATGTAAAATACACATCTGTTACAACATGGAATCATTCTCATTTTCCAAAATTTGAAGCTGATAGCATCATTGATAACATGATGAAGTCGAAGAGTTGGAAGGAAGGACATAAGTATTGGGGTCTAACTCCTGAGCAAATTAAGTCTCAATGGAATAATAATAGAGATTCTGTTGCCGGAGCAGGTACCGATCTTCACTACGAAATTGAATGCTTTAATAACAATAAAAGACTCTCTAGTGGCTACACCAATAAAGAGTTATATGAAATGTATATGTCTGACAACAATTTGACGCATGAATCGAAGGCAATTGAGTGGCGATATTTTATCAATTTTGTTCGAGATAATCCTCACCTTAAACCGTACAGAACTGAATGGACGGTTTATCATGATGACGTCAAAATTTCCGGATCTATTGATATGATATATGAAAACCCAGATGGAACACTTTCAATTTATGACTGGAAGCGTGCCAAACTTATCACGCGAATCAATAATTTCAATAAATTCGCACTCCCGCCACAAATTTGCCATCTACCTGACTCCAATTTCTGGCACTATGCGTTACAACTTAACACATATAAAGCTATTATTGAACAAAAATATGGCAAAGTTGTTAAAAAATTATTCTTAGTTAGACTACATCCTGATGCTGAAGAGAAAAATTATGAGTTAATTGAATTACCAGACTTATCTACAGAAATAAAGGATTTGTTTATGGAAAGAAAAAAACAACTTACTAATTAAACTATTTAAAACTATAAATATATAAAAATAATATGGATATAGAATCTATTTTTTTTACAATTTTTATAATTTGGTATTTTAAAAATTACATACCAGAAAATACCCTCAATACTTTACATAACTTACATGGAAAAGCTACTCATTTACTAAATGTATACAATAGTGTTATGTATCCCTTATATTTTTCACTAGAAGATAATTTGAAAGAGGATGATTTGAAAGAGGAAACAACTGAAGAAGTGAAACCTGAAGAACCAAAACCTGAAGTCAAATATGAAGATAAATTCTTAGAAGATATTCGTAAAATGAATAAAGAATATGTATTTGATGATGCTGAAAAGCTTGAAGAAGGTAAACAGTACATTGAACTTTTGAAAAAAGCATCAGATGAAAGAGTTTATCAACTTACCCAAATTCGCAATAGCATCTCTCAAATCGAAATCAAATTAATTAAATATGACAGTGATGAAGATTATTGTACTTGTGACGATGATGATGAAGATGTCAATTTAGGTGAAACAAAAGAAGAACGAATTAAAGTACTTGTTACCCAATTGAAAGAACTTAATGAAGAAAAAAATAAGCTTGATGATCTATTTCAATCGAAAAAATATATAGAAGAATGCTTGGATAAAATAAATGAAGAAGCGAGAAAATTTGTAATCGATAAGCGTTTAGATAAGTTGGAAAATTGTTATGTTATGGAATTTACCCCATTAGGTAATGTTTTAATGAAATATGATAAAAATAAAGAGTCATTTAGATTCTATAGTGATAGTACTATTCCTTATAGATATTTAGAAGTTGTTGGAAGAAAATTTGTTAAGCAATTTAATTGTAGACCTATTTTTGTAGATATGGAAGAAGAATTAAAGTTGGCTGAAGAAAAATGGGAAAAAGAAAGAAATGAAAAGGAGGAAAAAGAAGAAGAAGATAAAAGAAAGAAAGAGGAAGCTATTAAAAATAAAGCGCCTATTGAAGAAAAGAAGAAAAATGTGTTTGCCAAATTTAAAAGTTATAATAAAGAGTCTGGTACTGGTCATGTATCCACAGCCGCTCCCCCTAAAAATAGTATTCCTAATAAAAAATTAACACAGACTCAAGAAAATGAAAAAATATTATTAAAACAAAAAGCTAATAGATACACATATGAAGGTAAAATCGCTAATTTTAGTTTTATTAAAAAAGTAGATAGAAAAGTTATCGATAAAAAATTTGGTATGTCATTTGCTGATTTTAAGAAAAGTATATTAAAAAAATAAATCAAGATAATTTAACAAATTTTATATTTTATTGTAAGTAATAAAATATAAATTAAACTTCTTATTATAATATAAGTATGAATAAACAAACCAAACGCATTAGAAGAAATAGAAAAAATAAAACTCGCAAATATTACGGTGGTGCTGTTGATGTAGATGATAAAAGTAAAGGTATTTTGGATATAATTAGTGATAAAATAACTGGTTATTCCGGTAAAGCAATTAATTATGTTAAAGACAAAGGTTTAAGATTAGTTGGTTTACAACCTATTCAACAATCTGAAGTTGAACAAAATCCTGCTACACAAGAAGTTGATCAGAAAGTTAATGAAATTGGAAATGCTGCTTCAGAAATTATAGGAAATGTTAAAGATGTCGTTGATAAGGGCTCTGCTGCCATTCTTGGAAATATTAATGATGTATTAGAAAGTCCTCGGGTTGGTGAAACCTTAACTGAAGCGGCGGCTGAAACTGCTCAAATTGGTGAGAAATTGTTGGAAACTTTTAATGAAAAACTCAGTACACCTGAAATGAAAGAAGAGGCTAAAATAGCATTAGATAATGCCGCTGATTTTGCCGAGATAGCTGTCGATGCTCTAGATAAACCTTTAAATAAAGCGGTTGATGAGTTAAATCAAGCTGGAACAAGAGCCGCTTCTGGTATTGCTTCTGGTTTAGTTAAGGTTGGAACTGATGCTCTTTCTGCTGTTCCAGGAGCTGGCGCAGTTATTGAAGTCGGTAAAATAGTCAATGACGCATCGAGAGCTCTTGGAGATGTTGTTGGAGCCGCTTCTCAGGCATCATCGACTGTATCCAAAGTTGTTGAAGAAACCAGTAAAAATATTACTGAAGGTATTGAAAAATTAGAAGAGAAAAAGGAGAGAGTTGCTGATGCCGTTGCAGCTAATACTAACTTAAGTCCTGATGTTAATTTAAATCCCGATGTTAACTTAAATCCCGATGTTAACTTAAATCCCGATGACACTTTAAAGGAATTAAATAAAGTCGGGGGAAGTATTTCTAATAGAGTTGAAAAATCAATTGATGAATTTGAAAATCCTGTTAGTACAGTTCCAGTTGTTCAACAAGGCGGTAAGAAAACGAGACGTAAACTTTTTAAACATAAAGGTAAATCTAAGAGAGTTAGATTTTCTATTTAGCTTTACCCTTCCAATGCTTAAAACCGTTACTTCTATAAATATCAAACGAACTTTCTAGATGATTAAACGCAATTTTATAACCTTCTTTTTCTAGATCAGACATGTCATTTAAATAATCAAATATTTCTCTCTTTTTTTCACTGGAATACGTCTTTACAGTGTCCGGAATTGGTAAATTTAGTGAATCAAAGTTAACTTCTGTCATTATTATAATATTTATGAATTACAATTATTATATAATTTTAAATCAATTTTAAAATTATATACTTTATTTTTCAATTTAAAGAGATAGCCTTCGGCTTTAAGTAGAAAATTCAATTTATTATTTAAAAATGTAAAAAAATTGATTGATATTTATTTATATATTAAATATCAAACTATAAATCAAAATATAAATCAAAATATAATAAAAGTAAAACTAGAAATGCTCGCAATTGCTAATGTATTTAATGGGATGACGGACAAATTTGCTGACTGTATGTGTGTGAATAGTGTTTATACTAATAAATATGTTATCGAGATCAGTCGACCTTCCAAAAATAGTATTTATACAACAATATATAACCATTACACTTTGGCACAAATGCACGAAACGATACAAACTGCCGTAAGTGTTATTCCTGTCAAACCAGGTTCAATTGAAATGGTACAGATTGATACATCGTCTGACTATATACCCGCTTCGCAGGCCGTAACTGATGCCGAAATTCGCGATATATTTGTATTTGATACTGAAAGCAATTCTATATTATCAATTCCATGCGACAAAGATACCACATTGGTAGAATTTATGGACGCAAATCCTAGTAAATTAAAACCATACTATTCTGTTTCTATGATGAGCATGGTTTATAAATTATATATAATTGATTATGCTTATTTGAGACAAAAGCCACAAGTTGCTCGCTTAAAAAAAATCGTATAAAAATATGTAAATATTCTGTATATACTGAAAATATTGTAAATATTGTATTTTTTTAAGTATCAAATTCAATTTATTATTTTCCAATTTAAAAGCCGAATTTTTCTAAAAAATTATTTAAAGATATTGGATACCACACCATAAAATTTTCCTTATTATATGGTTCTAATGTGCTACTACATTCAGTATAAATTTGAAAACGCATGTTGTTTTTATCAATGATTTGATTATAGAATAAATATGCTTCTCTCATTTGTTCATTACTCATTATTTCATCGTATTTTTCTTCAAATAATGTGTTACTAAATTCATCATTAAAATTATGTATTCTTAATCCAAAAATTTTACCACTACTATAAATACCCATTTTATTAAATTAAATATCCACAAATTCTTTAAGTAGAAAATTCAATTTATTATATAAAAGTGTAAAAAAATCTCGGGGAAAGTTTTTTTAAATTTTGAAATTGGACAAAAAAAATGTCCAAAATTGAAATATTGAAATATTTTATGGCGAAAAAACAATTTTGTGACCATAATTGAAAATTAGCGTCTGGTCACAAAAAAAATAATTTTCATTTTGTTACCATAAAATTTTATTATTTTTGCGGAAAAAAGCTTAAACTAATTTCCCGTTGTCAATATATGACAACAAATGACAACGAAATTTTAGCAAAAACTAGCCACAAATTTTATTGTGAAAGTTGTGATTATGGAACGTGTAAAAAATTTAATTTTGATTTACATCTTGAAAGCAAAAAACATAAAAACAACGTTTCGACAACGAATGACAACGAACTAGCAGCAAAAACTAGCACAAAAAAATATTCATGTGAAAATTGTGAAAAATGTTTTAATGATAGAGCCGGACTATGGAGACATAAACAAAAATGTAATGAAATACAAATTTCAAATAAATCGCCAGAAATTTCTCAAGAACTTATTTTAACTATTATTAAACAAAATAGTGAACTTCAGCAAACAATTATAGAGCAAAGTAAAACTATAAATGAAATGTCTAAAAATAGTCAAACCACAAATAGTCATAATAATACAAATAATTCACACAATAAAACATTTAATCTTCAATTCTTTTTAAATGAAACGTGTAAGGATGCCATGAATATTACTGACTTTGTTGATTCTATTAAACTTCAATTGAGCGACTTAATTAAAGTCGGAGAAATCGGTTACGTAGAAGGATTGTCTAATATTATTACTAAGAACCTTAATGCGTTAGATGTTACTCAAAGACCAGTTCATTGCACAGATAAAAAGAGAGAAGTACTTTATGTAAAAGATGAAAATAAATGGGAAAAAGAAGATGAAGATAAAAATACAATCAGAAAAGTAATAAAAAAGGTCATGATTAAGAATCAGAGATTGTTACCAGAATATAAAGAAAAATATCCTGATTATAACAAATCATCCTCAAAAATTTCTGATCAATATAATACAATTATTATTGAATCTATGGGTGGTAGAGGCGATAATGATTTTGAAAAAGAAAATAAAATAATAAAAAATATAACAAAGGTAACAACAATTGATTAACCATTATAGGTGGCAAAACAAATTAATTTATTTCCAGTATTGTTATCAAATCTAATTTCACTTGTATTAAACATTT